ACAACTGCTGCTGTTGCAGGAGCTGCATATGCTATGGGAGCTTCATCTAGAAGATATGCTAAAGCACCTAAGTTTGGTGAAGATAGAGATTTAAATACAAAATTAATTAGACGAGGAATATAGTGTCAGAAGAAAAAACACGTGGTGGTAAAAGAGAAGGAGCTGGTAGACCAAAAGGTTCTTCTTTTAGAAAAAAATGGAAAGACTTTCAGGAGCTTTCTATTAAATATCAAACATCACCTTTAGACTACTTGCTTTCTGTATTAAATCATCCTATGAGTAGTCCAGAAAGAAAACTTTACGCAGCAGAGAAAGCAGCACCTTACATACATGGAAAAGCACCAACAATCCAACGAATCGAAACAAGTCCAATCAAAGTCAATATCAAGTGGGAAGAATAAGTCAGTAGACATAACTATTCCCTACAAGCCAAGACCCCTTCAAAAAGAAGTCCATAAAAATTTAAAACGATTTAACGTACTAGTTTGTCATAGACGATTTGGCAAATCTGTATTAGCAATCAATGAACTTATTTCACATGCAGCAAATAATGAAAGACAAAAGTTTGCATATATTGCACCTACATACAGACAAGGTAAAGCTATTGCTTGGGATCTATTAAAACAATATTCAAAACCTCTTATGCAGCTTGGAGGACAAAGAAACGAGTCAGAACTTAAAATAGATCTTTGGAACGAATCTAAAATACAAATCTTTGGAGCAGATCATGCAGACTCATTAAGGGGTATGGGATTTAATGGTGTTGTTATGGATGAGTATGCAATCATGGCACCAAGAACCTGGACAGAAATTATTAGACCAGCTATTGCAGATACAATGGGTTTTGTAATTTTTATTGGAACACCTATGGGTCATAATCAATTCTGGGAAGTATATGATTATGCACAAAGAGGTGATCCTAATTGGTTTGCAGCTATGTATAGAGCAAGTGAAACTAATGTTATTCCTAATGAAGAACTTAGACATGCTCGATCTATAATGACAGAAGAACAATATAACCAAGAATTTGAATGTTCTTTTACAGCAGCAGTATCAGGATCATATTATGGCAAATTAATGACAACTGCAGATAATGAAAAACGTATAGGTGAAGTACCTGTAGATGAAAACGTAGGTGTAGAAACATGGTGGGATTTAGGTATTGGAGATAGTACAGCTATATGGTTTGTACAAAGAATAGGTGAAGAACTGCATATTATAGATTATTATGAAAATAGTGGCGAAAGTCTTATGCATTATGCAGATGTTTTACATAATAAAGATTATGCATATGAAAGACATATCGCACCACATGATATACAAGCTAGAGAGTTAGGCACAGGTAAATCACGTTTAGAAGTTGCTAATGATTTAGGTATTGACTTTGAGGTAGCTCCTAAATTAGAAGTAGATCATGGTATCGAATCTGTTAGAAATATGTTACCATATTGTTGGTTTGACAGAGAAAAATGCAAACTAGGGATTGATGCTCTGCGTCAATATCGAAAACAATGGGATGAGAAAAACCAGGTATTTAAATCAAAACCTTTACATGATTGGTGTTCTCATGCTGCCGATGCTTTTAGATATGGATGCGTACATGATCCTGTAATTACAACTAATTGGGATAAACCAATATACGTAGACACTAAATTTATAGTATGATCGATTATTTTAAAAATAGAAGAAAAAACTACGAAAAAAAATTTTCAAAATGGATGAGTGGAAAAAAAGATCCATCTTTTTTAGATAAATTATCAATGAGATCTCCTTATGGTTTAATGTATCATACAGGAAAACCTTTAAAAGATAAAAATAAAACAAAAAAATTAAAAAAATTTAAATCCGATATGGAAGGTTTAGCAGAAAAAAAATGGATAAATAAATATTTATGAAAACTGAACAAGAAATTTTATCAATATTAAATAGAGAAATCAGAGCATCATCAGGTTACATTGGTGGTGAAATTGTTTCTAGAAGAAAACGATCATTAGAATATTATCTTGGTAAACCTTTTGGTAATGAACAAGAAGGTAGATCACAAGTTATCTCTACTGATGTATCTGATACGATTGAAGGATTAATGCCTTCATTAATGAGAATATTTACTGCAAGTGATAATGTATTTGAATGTGAACCAGTTGGAGCAGAAGATGAAGAAGCTGCTAAACAAGCAACTGATTATTTAAATTATATTTTCTATAAACAAAATTCTGGATTTACAGCTTTGTATACTGCATTTAAAGATGCATTAATTCAAAAGAATGGAATCTTAAAAGTATTTTGGGATGAGTCTGAAAAAACTCATAGAGAAGAATATAGAAAATTAACTGACGATGAATTTATAGATCTTACTAAAGATCCAGAAGTAAATGTTTCTAATCATACAGAATACGAAGAAGAATTAAAAGATGATCAAGGTGAAGTTTTAGATACAATTAAATATCATGATTGTGTTATTCATAAAACTTCTAAGTATGGAAAAGTAAATATTGAACCAATACCACCTGAAGAATTTTTAATTGAACGTAGAGCTAAGTCTATTGAAGATGCAAACTTTATTGCACATAGAACTAATATGACAAGAACTCAATTAATTGAAATGGGTTATGATGAAGAAACTGTAAACAATCTTCCTATTGGTGATACAAATTATTATTTAGAAGATAGACATATTAGATTTCAAGATACAGATTTTTCTGCACCACAAGATAGAGGTGACGATAGTACTGATGAAGTTTTAATTCACGAATGTTATGCAAGAATAGATATTAATGGAGATGGTAAATCAGAATTAATTAAAGCATGTATTGCTGGAGATAGTGCATATAAAGTTTTAGGTATTGAAGAAATTGATTCAATGCCATTTATTTCTGTAACACCAATTATGATGCCACATAGATTTTATGGCAGATCAGTTTCAGAATTAGTTGAAGATATACAATTAATTAAATCTACTGTTATGAGACAAATGTTAGACAATATGTATCTAACAAACAATAACAGAGTTGCAATACAAGATGGTCAAGTTGCTATGGATGATTTATTAACTAATAGACCAGGTGGAATTGTAAGAACAAAACAACCACCATCAAATGTAATAATGCCTTTACAATCTCAACCAATTACAGATCAAGCATCAGGTATGCTTTCTTATTTAGATGCAGTTAAAGAATCTAGAACTGGTCAGACAAGACAATCACAAGGTATACAAGCTGATACTTTAAACAATAAAACTGCAACAGGATTAAATCAAATTTTAACTCAATCTCAAATGAGATTAGAACTTATTGCCAGAACTTTTGCAGAAACTGGTGTAAAAGATTTAGCTAGAAAAATATTTGAACTAGTTTGTAAGTATCAACAAAAAGAACACATTGTTAGAATTAGAGGTAAATTTGTACCAATGAAACCTTATGAGTGGAGAGATAGAATGAATGTATCTGTAGCTGTAGGACTTGGTACTGGTTCAAAAGAACAACAATTAATATTATTAAATTCAATTTTAGAAAGACAACTACAAGCTATTAACTTACAACAAAACGTATTTGGCCCAGTTGTTAATGTAAAAAATGTTTATCATACATTAAAAAAATTAGTAGAAAATGCAGGTCTAGGAAATGTAGAACCATACTTTATGGATCCAGATGTAGGTCAGTCTCAAATGCCTCAATTACCTCCTAAACCTCCTACAGAATTTGAAAAGGTTTCATTAGCTCAAGTACAAGGTGAAAACGAAAGAGCTATATTAGCAAGTCAAGTACAAATGAAAAAACTTGAAACTCAATTTAGAGAAAAGCTATTAGACTTTGAATTAAGAGTAAAAGATATGGAATTAAAATATAATACTAAAATAGATGAACTTGCCATGAAGTCTAGATCTATGGTAGAACAACAACAAGTCAGACAATCTGGCGATATATTTAAAAAAATAATGGAAGGACAAAAACAATTCTTTAATGGACAAAATAGAGAAACAGATTCAACAGGGTCAGAAGGCGAAACGACTTCTTGATGACCCTCTTTTGAAAGAGGCTTTTGAATATCTTTCTGAACAATATAAGTCAGAGATATTTAATACGAGTTACAATGACCATGACCAAAGACAAGTACTTTGGATGGCATACAATATGCTAGACAAGATTAAAGGCCACCTTGTTAGCGTCATGGAAACAGGTAAACTAGCTTCCTCAGAGCTAGAAAATCTAACACGCCAATCTACAAAGTAGAAGCGTTCAACAAAGGAGCATATAATGCAACAAACTGATAAGTCAGTAAAAGGTGCAGCAGATAAAATTCTAGGATTACTGAATCCTCAACCTGAAGCTCAACAAGAGCCAAAACAGGATGAAGGACAATCAGCTCCAGAAAATAATGTTGAGCCATCAGTAGAACCTGTTGAGGAACAGGTTACATCTCAAGAGAGCCAATCTCAGTCTGAAGAAGCTCCAGCAGAAGTCAATGCTACTGAAAATTTGGAAGAAACTGAAGAAACTGCGTCAGAAGTAGAAGTCGAGAAACCAAATCTCCACCAAGTCAAAGTACAAGGTCAAGAGATGGAGGTTACACTTGATGAACTTAAAGCAGGTTATTCTAGAGATTCCGACTACCGTCAAAAGACACATTCTCTATCTTTGGAGAAAAAACAATTCGATGAAGAAAGAAATGTTCTTAGACAACAGTACGACATGAAACTTAGAGAGTTAAATGAAGCAATAGCTAGTGCTGAGTCTTTAAACAGACAACAGTTAGATCCAGCAGAATTGCAAAAACTTTATGAGGAAGATCCATCTCAAGCTGCTAAAATTGATTTTCAATTTAGGCAACAAAATGAAAAGATTAACCAAGCTAAAGCAAAAGCAAGACAAGCTGCACAAGCACAATACAATCAATATCTAGCTGAACAAAGAAGATTAGCACAGGAGAGAATACCTGAGTTTTCTGATCCTAATAAATCAGATAATTTTAAAAGTGGTATTAAAACTACTTTGAAAAGTTATGGATTTTCAGATCAAGAAATTGGATCATTAGCAGATCATAGAATGTTAATGGTAATAAAAGATGCTATGGCGTATAGAGGTTTAAGAAATTCTAAACCTATTGTACAAAAAAAAGTAGCAAAAGCTCCAAAGGTTATTAAACCAGGCGTTGTTAAAACAGATAACTCTAAGCGTAGTGAAGTAAGGAACAGGATATCTAAGTTGAAGAAATCTGGTCGTCTTGAAGATGCCCATTCTGCAATCTTAGGTATGATAACTAAATAACCTTAGAGGAGAAAAAACATGGCACAACCAACAAATGCTTTCGATACTTACGATGCTGTAGGTATAAGAGAAGATTTGCAAGATGTTATCTACTCTATCTCTCCAACTGATACTCCATTTATGAGTTCAGCAGGTAGAGAAGCTGTAAGAAACACTTTGCATGAGTGGCAAACTGATAGTTTAGCTGCTGCTTCTACTTCTAACGCAGTCATCGAAGGTGACGAAGCAACTTTAGATGCATCTACTGCAACAAGTAGATTATCTAACACAACTCAGATCATGGACAAAACTGTCGTGATCACTGGTACTCAAGAAGCTGTAGACAAAGCTGGTAGAGCATCAGAATTAGCTTACCAAATCGCTAAAAAGTCTAAAGAACTTAAAAGAGATATGGAAGCTACATTATTAGCAAACCAAGCTGAAGTAGTTGGAGACAATGCAACTGCAAGAAAGTTTGGATCAATCAACTCATGGATCGCATCAAATGACGTATTTGGAGCAGGTGGTGCATCTGGTGGAGCTGGTAACACTGCTAGAACTGATGGTACTCAAGCTGCTTTAACAGAAGCTAACTTGAAAACTGTTATCAAAAATGTATGGAACGCAGGTGGTAACCCATCTGTAATCATGGTAGGCCCATTCAATAAACAGAAAATTTCTGGTTTTACTGGTGGATCAACTAGATTCGATGCATCTGAAGATAAAACTTTATACACTTCAATCGATGTGTATTCTTCAGACTTTGGTGACTTAGAAGTAGTACCAAACAGATTCTCAAGAGATAGAGATGCTCATGTCTTAGACATGGACTACTGGTCTATCGGGTTCTTGAGAGATTTCACTATGCATGAGCTATCAAAAACTGGAGACAGTGAAAAAAGACAAATGCTTGTCGAGTTTACACTAATCTCTAGAAACGAAGCTGCATCAGGTGGAGTATACGATCTAACTACTTCGTAATAAGTAATATAATGTTAGGGGAGTTCTCCCATTGTTCTCCCCTAGCTAAACTATGAAGTCTTATGGAGATATAGACGGAACATAGGAGGAACAAAATGAGAACACTTAACGACTATTTTTTAACAGCTAAAATCACTGACATTAGTACTGCTGGTAGCACATTTGTTGCAGTACCTGATGGTGGTAGAATTGTTAAAATTATCAGCACAATTAAAAATGCAATAACTACAGGTGATGCTGCGTTATCATTTGAAATTGGTGGAACTGCTGTGACTAACGGTGGAATTACTGTTACTCAATCTGGTTCTGCTGCTGGTGATGTAGATACTGCATTACCAACTGCTGCAAATAGAGTAGAAGAAGATGGAACTATTGAAATGATTACTGATGGTGGATCTTCAACTGCTTGTGAATGTGTGATAACATTCGTAATTAGAAGATAATTTATAGGGGGTGGAAACACCCCCAACAAACTATAGGAGAATATTATGCATATAGGTCTAAGACCAGTAACAACGCAAAAAGTAAATTCATCAGGTACTTCTGCACAATCTGCTGCATTTGGCTCTAATATTGAATATGTAAGAGTTATTCCAGATGCTGATTGTCATATTGAATTTGGCGTTAATCCTACAGCAACTACATCAAAAATATTTTTAGAATCTAAAACTTCTGAATATTTTAAAGTTTCAGAAGGTGAAAAAGTAGCTGTAATAGGAACTGTGAATTTATACGTAACTGAATTAACTGAGTAATGAGTATTTTAAGAAATGTAGATCCAGATGGTACTAAGTACTATTTTGAAGAAGATGGTAAACTTACTGTCAAACATTCACAAGATACAAATGCTATTTTAAAAAAAAATAAACAGTTATACAATCAAGGCGATTCAGGTTACAATGCTGGTAAAGACATGAAACGTGTTGCTAGTATTCCTACACTTGTTTTAACTCTTTGGACAAAAGAATACAATGGTACAAACAATTGGTTTGGTTTGCCTCAAGAAGTTAGAAATAAAATATTAAAACAAAAATTAAACAGCAGTGATTATAAATATTTTAGAACTGCATCAGGTAGATTTTAATGGCATTAAATAATTATACAGCATTAAAAGCATCAATAGCTAATTGGTTAAATAGATCTGATTTAACTGATGCTATACAAGATGATTTTATTAAATTATGTGAAGCAGACTTTAATGCTAAACTTAGAATTAGACAAATGGAACAGATAGATGCTATTACTATTAATGCAGAAACTGTAACTGTTCCTACAGGTTTTATTGCTGCAAGATCTTTTTATATATTATCAGGAAGTACTAAATATCATTTAGAATATATATCTCCTGCTAATTTATTTAAAATAAAAGGTAGCTCTACAACTGGACTACCAAGAGTTTATACAATAGAATCTGATGATGGTACAGAAAGTATTAGATTTGCTCCAACTCCTGACTCAACGTATACAGGATACTTACAATACTACAAAGCATTTGATGCTTTATCTTCTTCAAATACTACTAACTATATTCTTACAAACCATCCTGCTATTTATCTTTATGGTAGTTTGTATCATGCATCTAATTTCTTGGGTGGTATCGAGCCTAACCAACAACAACAATGGCTAGGAATGTATCAAGCAGCTATGGAAAGATGTGAGAACAATGATAGAACAGACTCATATGGTGCATCACCTACAGTTCAAAGAACAGATGTTAGTACTGATTTATCTTTCTATCGTAGAAAAGCATCTAGTTAGGAGGCCACATGCAAGTTCCTTTTGGAGAATGGCTACCTGATCAACCCAAGCATAATAATCCTGGAGCTAATGTAGCTACAAATGTTTATCATGCTGCACAATCTTATAAAAGATTTCCTTCTTTGGTTAATTATAGTTCTAATAACATTGGAGCTGATTGCAGAGGGGGTGGCTCATTTAGAGATAATGCAGGTAACGTATATAACTTTGTTGCAAACAATACTGACATCTATCAATTAGATGGTGGAACATTTACATCACGTAAAGGATCTTTAACAGGAACAAATACAGACTATTGGACATTTTCACAATTTGGAAATTATATTATTGCAAGTAATGGAGTAGATGCACCTCAATATTATTTAATGGGTACATCAACTAACTTTGCAAATTTATCTGCAATAGCAACTGATGGTACACCTCCTACATTTAGAGTATCAGGAGTTATAAGAGATTTTTTAGTTACAGGTAACCAATCATCAAATCAAAACAGAGTACAATGGTCTGGTATTAATGATATTACAACTTGGACTGCTGGTAAAAAATTAGCAGATCAACAAGACCTACCAGGTTCAGGTGGAGAGATTGTTGCTATAACATCTGGAGAAGTTGGATATGTATTTAGACAAAATCAAATAGTTCGTATGGACTTTGTTGGTGGTGCAACTGTATTTAGATTTTCAGTAATATCACCTAACAGAGGAGCTATATATGGTAAAACTGTATGCCAAGATAATAGACAAGTTTTTTTTTATGCTGATGATGGTTTCTTTGAAATTAATGGAGATACTATTATTCCTATTGGTGCAGAAAAAGTAAATCGTTTTTTTGATTTAGATTTAAACAAAGCGTTTAGTGATCGTATTTGTTCTGCTGTAGATCCATTTAATCAATTAGCTTTATGGTTATATCCATCAGTACAAAATGAAACTAATACAACTGGTATATGTGATAGACTTTTAATTTATAATTATGCAACTAAAAAATGGTCATTAGCAGAATCTAATGCATCATTTATATTCTCACAATTTGTAGGTGCATATACAGTTGAATTGATGGATATTATTTCTCAAAACTTAGAAAATATTAATATTGCTTTAGATACAGACTTTTGGTCAGGTGGACAATTATTATTAGGAGCAATAGATAATAATTATAAAGCAGCTATTTTTTCTGGTACTCAAAATGAAATAGAATTAGAAACTACTGAGTTTGAGCCATTTCCTAATTTTAGAGCTAATATTCAACAAATTAGACCTATTGTAGATGCTGAAGCTACAGTAACTATAAAAACTAGAGATAGACTTGCTGATACAGCTACAGAGTCAAGTTCAGTATCTATGAACAGTTCTGGTATAAATCCAGTACGTCAATCTGGTAGATATTTTAGAGCTAATGTAAAAGTACCTTCAGGTACTTTGTTTACTCATGCACAAGGTATTGATATAATAGCAAGTAAAGCAGGTTTAAGATAATGGCAGATGTAACTGAAAGAGATATCGATAACGTAAGATATTCTTTTGAAACACAAGAATTTTTTCAAAGACAGTTAGAAGAATCTGTTAATAGTTTAATAAATAAAAATAACGTAGAAACAGATAAAGTTTTTGCATGGTTTATAGCATAGGAGTTTTATGGCAGGTATAAAAGATTATTCAACTACACAAGCTAATAATACATCATTAAATAGTATTTCAACAGCAGAAGGGATGTTACCTTCTAACTTAAACAATGCAATTAGAGCATTGATGAAAAATACTAGAGATTGGTATAATGATTCTCAATGGGTTGAATATGGTGATGGCGATGGTACTTATACAGGAGCTTATGCTTCAGCTACATCTTTTACTATTGCTGGAGTTGATGTTACAGCTTTTTACCATGCAGATAGAAGAATTAAATTAATTGCTCCTACTCCTGGTACAATTTATGGAACAATAAGTTCTTCATCTTTTTCTACAAACACAACTGTTAATGTTACTTGGGATAGTGGTTCACTTTCAAATGAAGCAATTACTAATATTTTTGTAGGTGCTTTATCTAAAACTAATACATCTATTCCTGGTGGAGTTATAGGTTCAACTCAATTAGCTGATGGATCAGTAACTACAGCAAAATTAGGTGCAGATGCAGTTACTAATGCAAAGATTGCAGACGATCAAATAGATTCAGAACATTATGTAGATGGTTCAATTGATACTGCACATATTGGAGATAGCCAAGTTACTTTAGCAAAACTTGCTAGTGACTCAGTTAATTCATCTAAAATTGTAGATGGTTCAATTGTTAATGCGGACATTAATGCAAGTGCAGCTATTGATGCTACAAAAATACATGATGGTACAATTTCAAATACAGAGTTTGGATATTTAAATGGAGTTACAAGTGCAATACAAACTCAAATAGATGCTAAAGTTAATACATCTGATATTGGTTCTACAGTTCAAGCGTATGATGCTGAGTTAGCAGCGATTGCTGGACTAACTTCAGCAGCAGATAAAGGTATTCAATTTACAGGTTCAGGTACTGCTGCAACTTATGATCTTACAACTGCTGGTAAAGCATTATTAGATGATGCAGATGCTTCTGCACAAAGAACAACTTTAGGTCTTGGTACAATCTCTACCCAAGCTGCAAACAATGTAGCTGTAACTGGTGGTTCTATTACTGGACTTGGTGATCCTTCTGTATCTTCAGAAGCTGCAACTAAAAACTATGTTGATCAACTTATTGCAGGACTTAGAACTAGAATTGTTGCAGAAGTTGCTACAACTGCAAATGTAGATTTAACTGCTGATTTACAAAACGGAGATACCATTGATGGTGTAACTTTAGTTACTGGTGATAGAGTATTAGTTAAAGATCAAACAACTGGATCACAAAATGGTTTATATACTGTTGTTGCTTCAGGTACTGCAAGTAGAGATACTGAGTATGACACTATTGCAGAATTATCTGGTCAAATGGTTGTAGTTAATCAAGGTACAGTAAATGATAATAAAATCTTTTTATGTACAACAAATAATACTGCAACATTAGATTCTGATACTATTACTTTTTCACAAATTACTCCAGCTAATGTTGGAACAGTAACAAGTGTTGGAGTTGCTGATGCTGGTTCATCAGAATTTACAGTAGCAAACTCACCAATTACATCTAGTGGCACAATTACACTTGCAGTTAATTCTATAGCTGCAACTAAAATTGGAAATGGTGATGTAGATAATACAGAATTAAGTTATGTAAATGGTGTAACTTCTGCTATTCAAACACAATTAGACGCAAAAGCTACAAATGGATTTGCAATTGCTATGGCAATCGCATTATAATATAGGAGAAACATATGGCACAAAACTTTAGAAGATATACAAGCAATGATGTAGGCACAAGTGCTGCAACATTATTTACTGCTGATAGCTATGACACTGTTGTAGGTATTTCAGTCGCTAATGTTACAGGTTCTGCGGTTGTCGCATCTGTTTATATTAATGATGGTGCAAATGATATTTACCTAGTTAAAGATGCTCCAATCCCAAGTGGTTCATCACTTCAAGTTCTTGATGGTGGTGCTAAATTTGTGGTTCAATCTGGAGATGCTTTAAAGGTTATATCTGACACAGCTTCATCATTAGATGTTT